GATCACTAGCTGCAATTCGATAAGTTTCACTAAAACTGTTTACGCTGTTAATATTAGTTGCTACTGTGTTTACGTTAGTGATACTACCAGAAACATTTGACATTGCTGTAACATTGGCAGATGTACCTAAGGTATTCATTGCGGTTACATTTGCTGCAGTGCCAAGAACATCCATGTCAGCTACAACATCAGCAGTTCCTAGAACATTCATGTCAGCAACAATATCATCTGTAGCTAGAATAGCCATATCCGCTAAAACATCTGCAGTGCCAAGGATATTCATATCTGCTACAACATCAGCTGTGGCAAGGACATTCATGTCCGTTATTACATCACCAATTGCTAAAATAGCCATGTCTGCTACAACATCTGCAGTGCCAAGGATATTCATATCTGCCACTACACTTGCATTTCCAAGGATATTCATGTCTGATACAACATCAGCAGTACCGAGTGTATTCATATCTGCTACAACATCAGCTGTGGCAAGGACATTCATATCCGTTACAACATCAGTGGTACCCAGTATGTTCATATCTGCTACAACATCTGTAGTTCCCAAGATTGCCATGTCTGCTACTACATCAGTAGTTCCAAGAAGATTCATGTCTGCTACTACATCAGCAGTTCCTAAAATATTCATATCTGCTACAACATCAGCAGTTCCCAAGATCGCCATATCTGCTACAATATCGGCTGTGGCTAGGATAGCCATGTCAGCAACAACATCATCAGTAGCTAGAATAGACATGTCAGTAATAACTGCCGCTGTAGATAAAGCGTTAATATTTATTTGATCACTAGGTGTTGGAGTAGTACGTACCCAAGCTGTTGCACTAAGGTCATATACCTTCATTACACCAAGAGCGGTGTCAAAGAATAAAGCACCATCAATAAGTGCATCACCATCATTGTCAGTTGTGGGATCTGAAGATTTAGCTCCCAAGTAACGATCATCAAATGAGTCAAGGGCAGCTTCTGCAGCAGTTGCAGAAGTACTTGCGTTGCCTTCACTAACAAGAGCAGCGGCAGCAGAGTTGGCAGAAGCTAAAGCATTTGCAGCGGATTCACTTATGGCAATCGCGGTATCCGAACCTGTATCAAATGCCCCTCCATCATCAATTGGGGCAACCTTGTTGCCTAGATCTCTAAATCCCATAGTATCCTCCTAGAGTAAATCACTATACGCGAATGACATTGATAGGCTACCACCCTTGTTCCTTCGTGTTATTTCTTCTTTATTTAATTCTGATATCTCTTGATCAAAAAGCACCATGTACTTTTGTACTTCTTCGTTGTCATTTAAAAATATAGACAGTTCTAATACTGCCCCAAACAAAAGAATTCTTTCATTCTCATCTCGTAACCAATGAGCTGCTAAATCACCTACCCAATAGGAAGCGTTTTCTGCAAGCCTTGTGTTAAAGAATGTTTCTGTCTTGTCCGAAGCATCTGAGTAAGTTGTGGCTGTACCACCAATATTCAAAGTGCCTAAGGCTGATTTCCAGTTATTGTATGTACCAGAATAAGTTGCATCAAGTCCAGCTAACCTACGATAGTAATGTAACTCTATTGTATCTCCACGCTTAAAATTACCGTGTAGTTTTATTTCATTTCCAATCCGAGTATAGAAATGGAAATCTTGAGAGCTACTAAAGCTATCATTAAATGTTCGCACATCTACTTTCTCATTATAAACAATTCCCGGATTTTTAGTAACAGTGTCTGCATTTCTAATATACATAATTTCAATCATGTCACTGGGTGCAATCATAGACAACACTTGTCCACCACCCCAGAAGGAACTGGGAGAAATGTCTGGAGTTACACCAGCCACTCCTGCCGCAGTTATTTCTTCTTGAGTACCATTAATATCATAAAGCCTAGTTATTTCTAGTGGTGGCACACGTAGAGTTCTGTAGGCTTTATCTGCTGCGTAATTAAAACACCGTGTTACGATTGAGTTGGACAAGACAGAAACATCCCTGTTTGCCCAAGATCTAATCAATCCTGCGTTATCACCAGTGAAGTCACCAGATCCTACAAATTCTACGTATGTTGCCATTTCTATCTCCTTAGTAAGACATTAAGTGTGGGTAGTTCTGTTTAAAAATAAGCATAAACTTAGCCATCATATCCTTATCACTCATTGTTTTAGGATCATGTAAATCAATTCCATGTTTAGTTTTTATTTCAATAGCTACAATATCTGGAACTGTTGCAAACTTTTTAAAACCTATATCCTTCTTTCTCAAACCGATAGAATCTCTTTCCTGCTTTGCTTTCTCTAAGAAAGGTTTCTCGTTTTGATACATTTTCCATTGACTACTACCATCAGAATTTAAATCGATAGTACCTGTCATTGTGTTGTTTTCGCTCTCTGGCGTAACTGCCCAACGTGCCATGTCTTAATGTCCCCTTATTAAATAGCCATCCCAACATAACGTCCAGACTTACCAATGAAACCCAACTCTGGGTTTGTGATAGTCACGTTAGCTGTTGAGTGTATTAAGAATGCTTTATCAATTTTATACCCACCACCTGTTGCAGCGGATGTGGTCCAAGCGCAACGATCTGCGGGTAGATGCAGTAAGTCACCAACTAGGTTATTACCAAGTGTGTTTGCAGGGATTGTCCCTCTGATTACCATCATGTTCTATACCTCCTAATAGAATAAAATGGGGAAGGAGAAATAATCTCCCTCCCCTTAGTGTGTATTATGTTAAGCCGTAAATTGCGCCACAGCCTTTTGGATTCTTAACTTCCAAAGACCACTCTTCAACAAACATGCCAACAGTTGAGTCACCTTTCTGACCCACTTCAACTTCTTGCATTGGACGGAATGTTGCCATTGCGAACCACTGTGGATCATACACGAGAGCGCATGAATCCTTTGCATTAAACTGAGTTGTTGTTGCATCAGTTGTTGTTGATGCCAAGCCCATGATGTAGTTTGGTACTACCATCAAGTCACCAAAGTCTGACATGTAAACGTCTACTGACTGACGTAGCTTTCCGCTATCGTCAATGTTCCGCTGAACGCCAGTATCTGAGATCAAGAGATCTGAGAAGTCACGGCGAAGCTTTGGAGAAACCATTACGCGACTGGCTTTACCACCAGCTTCATAGATCTTCTGCATAACAGCGTCAATGTCTGTCAATGCCAAAGCTGCTTTAGCTGCACCAGCTGCTACAGTAACAGTTGTTACCCCAGTGTTAGGTGTAGCTGGCTGAGTAAACGCACCTTTAAATACGCAAGTATCATTACTATTAATGAATGCTTGGTATCCACCAGTTTTACGAGCACCAGTACTTGTCTGCTTGTTGTATGTGTTGACTACATCAAACTCCATATCACGCCGCATTTCAGTGCCACGCTTCTTCAACTGATAAGCATATTCGTCTGCTACACCAGCTTGATCAAGAGCCCTACGGCTTCCTGATACTGAGATCGTCTTACTGTTGATCTGAGTGTAGTTGCCTAAACGTGTACGCATTGGACCAACGATAGTTGAGTCTGCACCATCACCAGCAGCAGGTGCTGTACCTGCAGCAAGGAAGTCAGTACCTTCAGCAACACGGGAATTTCCCGGAGCTTGGAGTTCATCAGTCTGCCATTCGTGGTAGATGTTTGTTGATTTTGTTTTGCCAATTGAAGCAAGGAAAGGAGTTTCATCGCGGGTGATCATAGTGATAAAGTTCGCTAGATCCTCACGGTTTGATACGTCTTTTCCTGTGCTGTTTGATTGACCAGATGCATTCGTAATGTTACGACCACCAGTTGTTGCCATTTTAAAATCCTCCTAGGATATTATGTATTGAGAGATTTGGAGGCGTATTGACGAAGGAAGTCCATTTGGTCATCATTTGATGAGCCTTCTTTAAATGCACGAGCCTTAATCATCTTTTCTTTATCAACTGCTTTTTTATTAGCAGCAGCTGGTTTCTTAGTAGGTACCTTCTTAGTTGGTATATCCTTACGCTTTGCAGCGCCTTTGGTTACTCCAGTTTTTAATCGCCTATAGTCATCAATAAATTTTACAATATTGGGATCCATAATTGAATTTAAAAGTACATCTGAAATACCATTATCAAGAGCGAACTCTCGAATATCGACTGCAATCTTTTCATCGAAGTCTGGGATCATTGTTGGAATCACTTCATGGAAGTGTTTAAGTTGAACGGCAAACTCTTCTTCTTGAACCTTTGTCTTTTGTTCTTCAACACTTTTCAAAAGGTTCTCACGAGTATTACGAGCACTCCAATATTTCTGTTGGGCTTGCTCACGTTTGTCTTTCAATTCACCTAACTCATAGGTGTCTCCACTATCCCTAGCTTCTTTAATTTGACCTTCGATATCATGGTATTCTTTAGCCAGTTTTTGTTCGTCCATTGATAGCATAACATTAGTAGCATCTGACATTTTTGTTATTTCAGTCAGTTTAGCTATACGTTCTTCATCAATGGCCTTACGCGCCTCTCCGAGTTCACGACCCTTTTTAGAGAGTGAAGCATCTGTTTGATAGCCTTTCAGCAAATCAGCAAATGAGACTTCCATTTGTTCACCGTCAATCTTGACAGAAACTTTGGCATCTAGATCTAAATCATCTACAGTGAATACATCAGATTCTTGGGTAGGGGCATTAGCGCCATCCTCATCTTCTTCATCATCCGCATCTTCATTAGGCTCTTCATCGCTATCGGAATCATCTGTTGCATCTGGGTCTTCTTCAACAGTAGCTTCCGAGTCCTCGTACTCAATCTCCTCATTTGGTAGCGGTACTTCGTTCTGAATAAATTCAGACTGCGAGAGTACGGCATCTAGGAGTTCTTGTTCGCTTGGACCAGCAGAACTGGGAACATCATCCGTTTTGGGTAGAGATTCATTTTGTTCTGACATGTTTTATTATCCTTCTTTTTTAGCCGCAGGTTTTGTAACCGTTGGCTTGGATGTTTCAATTTGAGCTATGTAAGTATCTTTTAAACTATGCATAGCAACTAAATTCACACAATTCATTTTAGCTTTTCCTGGAGATCTCATAGAGTCGTACTCTAAAAGGTTTATCATATTCTCTAGATTTGCTAGTAATTGTGGGTAATCGATATTGTTCATTATTCATTGTCCTCAATGTATGGTACATTTTTACCGTAGGTTTCAAAGGTGATAAGCTTCTGCTTAACATCCCCCAGAGCTAATGCTGAGTTGTATATAAACTCACGGGTTTTTATTTCATGTGGATCCGTACCTAACCACGCAGTAAAGTATTGTACTAACAGTTCCCCATAAGCTTCATTGAAGAAACTCTCCCGTTGTTGGGAAGAAAACTGCGCACGTACAAGTGCTTCTTTTGCTTGTAGATCTGGATGTATACCCTTCAGCATCTTCTCTGCTGCATCTTTATACTTGTCCATTATATTCCTTTATGTTGTGCGTTTTTTACCAGACGCTGTTGTAGACCAGCTAACCCTTTTAGGCCCAGTCTTTTTAGAAGCTTCCTTTTTTGTTATCTTAGAAGCTACGCTCTTTGGGCGACATGCTGGATATGCTCGTTTGGTTTTACCCTTTGCAGACTTACGACCACAAGGCTTTCCAGTTTTAACATCTATCCACTCTTCGCCAAACCACTTACCTAAACCACCCTTCTTCATGACTTAGATACTCTATTGTCTGGACCACTCCAACCACCACCACGTTTCTTGTACTCCTTAGAAGCCCAAGCGTTTGCGTATGCAGATGGGTATACTTTAAATTTCTTCTTTGCTGCAGATTTTACTCTAGACCAAAGAGCTGGATTATTTGGCTTAGGTGATTTTGCTGCCATTACCACTTCTCCTTGTCAGCCCAATACGCTGCACTTAATTTACCTTTAGCTATATTCCTACCATGCCTTGCTTTAAAGCTGGCACGTTTAGCTTTCATTCTAGCAGACTCACCAGCTTTAGGAGCACCTGCTGTAGATGCACCCTGTTCTCCAAACCGTATAGTCTTTATAGTTTCGCCTTGTTTTGCCACAACAACGTGTGACTTTGTAGGATGAGATGGGGTTCTCTTAGGTTTATTAAAACCAGATACCCCTGCTCTTGCAAGTCTTGGATCTTTTTCACTCATTGTTTACCACTTTCCTTGTTTAGAGCCTACTAGATACATAGCTACAATTACACTTCCTATACCTGCTAGTACTATAAGACCTATTATCACAGCATTAATAAGGTTATCTAAGGCTTCTTGTTTATCATATACAGCTTGACGTTGTTCTTTACGCTGCTGTGCCTCTATCCTTACAATCTCATCCCATGCGGATGGACCATATACGAATGAGATATGACTTCTAAGTTCTTCTCTCATTTCTTTTAGCTTCTGTTTTTGTGACCATATCTCAAGAGCATTACTTTGTGTATCACTAAACATCTTATACATCGGAGGCTTCTGAGCCTTTTGTTCTAAGAAGTCTAAGTCACTCACTGCTTTTGACCACGAAGATAAGGTGCTACCCATAGAGGAGATTTCCTTACCAACTTCAATAGCTTTTTTGATTCCTTTATATGCGGTTGTGGCTGCTGCCATAGCTGTGAAAGGATCCATTTATTCCTTCCTGTTCTTTATATCTTCCATCATAATACGTATAGATTTAATATTCTCATCTATTCTAGCCATCGTGATTGACTGTGCTTGTACCATTGACTCTAGTGCCATGATACGTGTTTCATGCCTTGTTATTTCACGGGCATTGGTTTCAATAGAACTGTTCAGTGAGGATACAAACCACACCAGTGCGACTGTCTGGCATATGATTGCCATTACAAATGTTATTGGGATTGAGCTAGACATTCGCCAATCCTTGTCTGTGTCTCTACTATTCATTTCGTAAACCCCGCCCCAAAGTATAGTCCGACTATAGCCGAGACGATGTGTGTATCTAATGGTGTTATAACAAACCCTTTAGCTGATTGCCAAATAATTTTATCGTCAGGTCCAAAAAAGAAATTCCAAAATCCACCTTGTACTTCAGTATACCCTACAAATACGGGGACTTCGGGGTAGAATACAGCTACTAATTTAGGTAACACTATAATAGAAAACACAGCAGATATTGCTATGATCCTACGTGTCCAAGCAAAGTGTACGTCTTTAGCACCATGCTCTCTTGCTGCTTGCTGACCAGCTATCAATAGCTTTTGTTGTTCAGCTTTGTTTTTAGTGTTTTGACCCCAGATAGACATCACACCACCTAAGACGGTGGACAGTAACATCGTGATCAGTTCAAGTGGTAATCCGAACATCTACTGCCCTCCGTATTATTTTATTGTGGTAACATACCTTGTGGTGCTCCTTGAGGCATACCTTGAGGTATACCTTGAGGCATACCTTGAGGTTGCTCTGGTTTATCTTCCAGCATTGACTTTGCAGTCTCTACGATCTGATTAAAATCAGGTCTTGTTGGAACAGGTAATCCTTCTTTCAGTGCTTTGATTTCAAGCTCAGCCCACTGTTGGAAATGTTTATCTATCGAGATAGCCAATTGTTTAGCATTGTCATCAGACGTGTTTTTAGATTGAGAGTTAGTAAATGTGACATTAGCTTCTGCGAGAGAAGCGTCAGCTTCAAGCTTACGTTGTGCAATTTGTCCATCTTTCTGTGCCTTCTCCGACTGTTGAGATACAGCCTTAACTGCTTTTTCTTTAAACTCCTCAGTAGTGTAATCCTCTAAGTAATCATTACTATCTATACCCATAGCTTCTATAAGCTTAGTGGCAAGAACGGCTGGTGCATCTGGACGAACCACGATACCTTGGCCTTGACTATTAAGGGCTGGCAGTACTTTACTACCAATCATCTCAAGTTTCTTGATTTCATTTGAGTTAGAGTTTTCACCAATGTCCAAGAAAATCTCTACATCCATACGAGATGGTAGTTTCATTATATCTATATCATAAAATGAACCTTGGTAGCTAAACTTAGAATGGGACTTTAAACACTTACGCATTGTCTTGTACACACCTGTGCAAAGACGCTTCATACCAGTCTCTGCAAAACGCCGAGCAATATGCTGGATGCGTTTCTGAGATGCTGATTGAACTGCAGCTAGTTTCTGCTCACTGTTACCAGACACATACAGAGAATCGTTTAGACCCTGTGCAGCTTTTGACATACCAGTTGCTTGCTCTTTAATTGTTTGTAAGTGTGCAAGTAGTGGTACAGTCCCAGTGCTAATAGCTTCTGGTGGTAATGCTGAAACAGCCCCATTAGGGTTTCCGTTAGTTGGTATGATTTGCTTTGGCTTCATGTTTTGAAGGGCAGAGAAATCTACAACATTAGGATCAGCTAGTTTTGGTGAGTAGTTAGTAAGGTATGTGTTCTCCACGAATCCACGTAAGATTGCAGTGGATGCAAGAGTAGAGGATCGTGTGAAGTCAGCAATAGATAACCCATAGAATTCATATGGTATATCGATTGGGGATAGACAAGCAAGTGGTATCATATCTATGTCTTTTTCGTATAAGATAGTTTCACCAGCTGTTATGAAATGTTTAAGCTCAGCAACACCATCGCCATCACGATCCACATTGATCCAACACTCTGTGATTGTAACTTCCCGATTAGCTTCGAGTTCTGAAACATCCTGTGCCACACGACCTTGTTGATAACTTTGACCTGTTACCCGCTTTCGTGCCGAAACATCTTGACCATAACTAGAGTTACCATCCCACATACTGTCATCACCCAACTCATCCCACTCATCTTCACCGATACTGTCAGCCACATCAGGCCACATCTTACGGATCTCTGAGCGAGTCAAGACTGTTTGAATACCCACAAAGCTTGAATCATCAATGCTCTTTGCATCTCGTGATATGCGGAAAGCTTCTGGTGGTATGTTTTCAATCTTGACACGAGAGTTGTCAATCTTCCTACGAATACGAACATCAACGTAAACTAACTCAGCATCTTGCTGCCCAGTCTCTAGATTCAACTCGCCTAGTTCATTTTCATAATCTAGGTTGCCAATGATTTCAACTCCCTCTTCAGCAAGGAGGATATCTAATTGGCCTTGAGATATCTTTTCATACTCTTCAAACTCGTAGTCATAACCTTCTACATAATCCCAACGAATGATACCATTCTTCCACAATAGGGCGCTTTTAATCCATGTTTGTATTAATTCCCACCCATTATTCTGTTTGAATATGGCGTAATTAGTTATCATAGATGCATCCTTAGCACTCTTATATGATCCCGGATTGTTGTCATATGGTGTGAATTTAGCTAGTTTTCCATTGTTTAAGAATAGATCTGAGAGTATTGCAGTGTATGCCTCAATAGTTTCAGTGGTTGATGTATCAACAATACTTGAAACACCCTGAGGTGATAAGTGATCTGCAGCAACACCTGCATACTCGTAGGTAGATCGTTGACGTTCTAGTGACATGTCAGAAGAGTTTAACCACTCCCCTGTAGATCCCTGAACACCGTAGTCGATTAGGTTTAATAAACTTTCGTCAGAAACCTTTTCTTTATATCCATTACTTTTCATTAGAATGAGCCCCTACCTGTAAGTACTTTCTTTGTGTCTGTTAGGTTGGCGTAGTCATAATCTTTATTACCAGCCTTAATAACAACCTCTTTCTTTTTAGGTTTAGGTTCTTTCTTCGGTGTTGTTTCATTTTGTATAAAGCGCATAGTTCCCTCCGTGGGTCTAACTAACTAACTTGGGACTATGCCCGATTATTATAATTTTTGTAAATAGAGCCCTCACCATATATAAGATGAGAGCCCTATTAGACGCCTGCCCAGTGTTCAGCTGTAGTTGGTTAATACCCAGACTACACGGTAGCGAAATCCCCTCTGCAAAAACAACATAACGAGTGAGGTCATGTGACCTCGTGGCGTAGCACTTTACGTTAGTGCCAGACGATCACTTTAACATTCACACTTAGTGCAAGGACACTCACGATTTAAAATTGCGCATAGGATACGTTTAAAGTAGTTTCTCATTTCGCTTTTCCCTTTGGTTTATGATTTAAGTATTTACTTGATGCTGTGTGCTTAGCACCAGACATTAGCTTTCCCTTTGTATCTTTATGGGTAGCCCCTTTATATTCCTTACCGTTTGGTAAATAGTGTTTTACACCTGCCGCCATTATCTTTTCCCCTTTAAGTAGTTAGGTGTATGGTTATCGGTATATTTATTTACTAATTTCTCAAGCCAATCAATTAATTTAATCATAAATTAGTTA